GTATTAGCAAACATCGTGTTTTCCTTTTCATACTTTTTAACATACGTGTTATTTCCTAATGTGTACTTTTCTTCATAAACTGTGCTTTCAACTACATATTTTTCCAGATAGACAATAGGAAGAAGTACAGTAAATTGATCTGTCTCTAACGTGTAGCTAGGAATAGATGGACTTATAGAGCTTGATGGTGAAACTGAGGCTGAAATAGATGAAGATGGTGAGACTGAACTAGATGGACTAGTACTACTACTGATCGAACTGCTAGGACTTTGCGATAAAGAACTACTACTAGAAGGAGACACTGACGCAGAGATAGAGCTTGATGGTGACACACTAGCACTTGAACTGCTAGAAGGACTTATACTGGCTGATACTGAAGCAGAAGGTGAGACTGAACTAGATGGACTAGTACTTGCAGAAATAGAACTACTTGGTGACTGTGAACTTGAAGGAGAAACAGATGCGGAGATACTACTAGATGGTGAGACCGAAGCTGATGGACTTTGTGATGAAGAAGCAGACGAAGATGGACTTACGGAACTTGATGGTGAAACTGAGGCTGAAATAGATGATGATGGTGAATTACTTGCCGATGGAGATACGGAAGAAGAAATCGAACTTGATGGTGAAACTGATGAACTTACAGAGCTTGATGGTGATACTGAAGCAGATGGACTAATAGAAGCTGAAGGACTGATACTTGCTGAGACAGAACTACTTGGACTAATAGAAGCCGATAGAGAAGCTGAAGGACTGATAGAAGATGAAGGTGATACCGAAGCTGAAGGACTAATAGAAGCTGATAGAGAACTTGATGGTGAAACTGAGGCACTTACTGAACTAGAAGGGCTAACCGAAGATGAAGGTGATACCGAAGCTGAAGGACTGATACTTGCTGAGACAGAACTACTCGGACTAACTGAAGCCGAAATAGAACTACTAGGTGAAATAGAAGCAGATGGACTGACTGAGGCTGATGGTGAGACTGAGGCTGAAATACTACTACTCGGACTAACTGAAGCCGAAATAGAACTACTAGGTGAAATAGAAGCAGATGGACTGACAGAAGCTGATGAGGAACTACTTGGAGAAACTGACGCTGACGGACTGACTGAGGCTGAAATACTACTAGACGGAGATACAGAAGCAGAGCTACTACTAGATGGTGAGACAGAACTACTTGGACTAATACTAGCACTCGGACTGATACTAGCAGATGGAGAACTAACTATTGTATACGTTGCATAGATAGATATTCCCCCAGAACCTAAATCAAGTGTAGTAGTCGGATTATCAACCCATGTACCTAAACTAGCAGTCCACTTATAAACCGGTACTGTGGAAGCAGTTAAAATAGGATAGGTAATTGAACTGGAATCTCCTTCTATAG